GTACGGATCCATCTGTGGGCGTAACCGTTCGGTGCGGGTGGTGCATCCAAACTGGATGGTGGAGTCCAAGCTTTTGGAGCTTCTTTCGATGCTTTATTCTCTGACTCCCGTGAAGTTCTCTTAATCGTATTATCCATATTATTTATCCTCCTTCACGTATCTAGCATATTCCTCTAGTGGCACATTTAATCTTTTAGCAATAGCTACCTGTGACTTTGTGAGTTTCACAGTTCTGCGTCCTTGTTGACTACGACCAGCCGAGGCAACCGTTTGGACGGGTTTGGGTGTCTCTTTTTTAGGCTCGTCATTAGTGTTACTAAAACTCTCAGGAAAGTATCCTTTAAGTCTTGAGTTAACTTCATTATAATACTCATCACTGTCGACTTCAATACCCTCTTGAGAAATATTGTTGTGTATAGTAATAGCAGCATTGGTCATGACCTCATCATTCCCGAACCACGTATTCTCCTCAGCCCATTTCTTGGCTCTAGGTGTAATTTGTGGTGCCGTTTGTGATGTTTCCGCTGTTTGAGGTTCAGCTTGTACGTTTTGTTGTTGTTTACTTTTTTCTTCTTCAGCTTTCTTTTTTTCTTCACGATTAGTCATCTCTAATCTAGCTTTTTCTTTTTCGACAGCTAGTTGAGTTAACTTATCATTAGCCTCCATAATTTTAGAAGCGTCTTGACCTTCGATTGCTGATTGAAGAGCTACTTTGACCTGTTCTCTTTGAGCATCTACTCTTGCATCTAATTCTTTTAGATACTGATCGTCAGTAGAGTTTAACTTTTTAAGATTAGAATCAAATTTCTTTTGTATACCTTGTGCAAAATCAAGAGCTGCTTTTTCTCTTCTTTCAGCTTCTTTTTTTTGAAAGACTAGTTTATCAATTCTTTTTTGATAATCTCTTCTCGACTCATTAAGGTTAGGTTTTTCTTCTTCAGTTTTAGATTCAACTTTTTCCTCAACAGTAGTTTCAGGTTTATCTTCTGTAACTTCTATTTGTGGTTTTTCTGTTTTATCTTCTTCTGGTTTGTTGTGTCCTGTATAACCTAAATCAACTTCACCAACATTTAAATTTGGTGCTTCTTCTTTTGTTGATTTTTCTTCTACTTGAACATTTTCTTCTTTAACATTATCGGTATCTAATTCTACCTCATGTTCTTTTGCCATAAGTGCTTCCGCACTATAGTCTTTTACTTCTGCCATGTTTATTCTCCTTTATTTAAAATAAATGGAGAATATCTTCTGGCTTACCTATAGTTCCTATGATCTCGTCATCATTGAGTATTCGGTGTTCACCGAATTTAGTTTGAAATCTACTTCCAGAGTATCTGCCATAAATAACAAATTCTCCTTCTTTACACCAAGCACCTTTAGGAAATTTTTCTTTATCTTGATAACAAAGGTCACCCTGTTTAACAACTAATCCAACGACTGTTGTCATTTGAATTTTGTCTTGAGTTTCGTCTGCTAAGATTACACCGCCTTTTGTTTTTTGTTGGCCAGACCATGGTCTAACTAACATACGGTAACCTACTGGGTTGGGTATGATTTCAAGATATTCTTTGATGCCTTTGGGATCTGTTGGAATTTGTGATTTAACCTCTTCTTTATTTTTTTCGTTACCGAAATCTGTAAGTTTAGGTTTTATCAATTGTACCATCGTTATCCTCCTTTTGCAGGTTTTTAATATCCTGAAGCAGCGTTTCTAAAGCGCTGAGTCTGCCCCTACCATACATCAGTTGATCTACCGTTTCAACCCCATAGCAGAGATGATCTTTTACATCTTTAATTTGTTTATTGATTACATTAACAATCTGTTCTTTAGTGTGATAATCCAACATTAATTATAATTTAAATTGTTGTAGTACTTCTAACTTTTCTTCTGCTGATGAAATTTTTTCAATTAATTTATCAATCTCATCTAAGTGTTGAGGATGCTCTCCAATTGCTACAGGTTTTTCTAAATAAATTTGTATAGTTGCATCCGCTTCAGATATTTGAGCATTGTATCTGTCTTCTAGCGCTTGTAATAGTGTTCTTCTAAGACTCATTAAGAATCTATATATTATTTATAAGGTTTGTAAATAGATTTTATTTTACCTTGTTCTTTAAGTTTTCTCAAATCTCCTTTACTCATTTTAGAATAGTCTGGTTCACTTGTTTTACGTTTTCCGTAAAGAGAAGTCCACGACCATGAAGTTAAAGCAGTTGAATAATGATATATTTTTTTTATAAACCAAGTTATCATTATATTTTTTGCATCTCAGGATTAGTCGATAAAATATTTTTTTCTGCTCTAGGTCTTGCAATAGAATCTTTACTTCTTTTTCTAAGTTGAGCGATAGCAGATTCTTTCATCTGTTTTTCTTTTTTAAGTTTTTGAAGATCTCTTTCTAAATTCATTTTTTATCCTTATTCATTCCACCCCTAAAGATTTGAGTTCCCTTTATGCCATAGATGCTCGCCACGACAAGAATCCATAAATTTGTAAACCAAGCCGGGAGCTGCGAGAACATCTCGAAAAACAATTTTACCTTGTCCATAGCGGACGGATCATCCGATACGACTGCCCAAGCCAAAATTGCTATGGGCAAACTTAAAATTATCAAAACTGCCTCGTCCTTCCAGTCCGATTGTCTGGCTTCTAAAAGTTTTCCTTGGTAAGCTTCCTCACCTCGAGCTTGTCTTTCAGCATGTAACAATTGTGCATCTGACATTGCCATTTTAGCTTTTTGTTTATTTGCGTAAATTTTTGATCCTGCAGAAACTGCAAGTTTAATAGCTTGAAACCACATTATTTTTTATATCCTCCTCTTTTCATTTTAACTGGAGGTACTTGAGGGTTTGGTCCTCTCTTTGGTGGTGGACCATAACTAACACCTCCTGATAATCCTCCAACTTTGTAAGCAACAAAATTAAAAAAATTATCTTTAGGTTTTATTAATAAGGGATCAATAGGTTTAGTCGCTTGTATTGGAGTAATCATTTGATTATCTCCTCCACCTCCTCCATTATTTGTTGGTGGTGGCATAACAGTTTTCTTTTTTGTTTTACCATAACCCATTGCTTTACTGTCAATAGCTTTTTTGAATACAGTTCCACTAAAAGGAATGATTGCATTCATGACTGCTCCTGCAATTTGATTTCCAGTAGTTGTGCTTGGACTAATAGCTGCTCTTGCACCTTTTCTTTGTGTATTTAGTGCATTTTTATTTTTTTGACTTAAATTATTATTTCCAGAAAATTGTGCACTTGGGTCTCTTCCTCTACCTCTAGTGCCACCTGTTGCACCTGTTCCAGGAGACATCGCTTGGCCTTTATTAGCATCAGCTTGCGCACCTTTGAAAGCTTTAAATATTTTGTCTTTTCTTTTCATTACTTTTTCTTCTTCCTAGCAATTTCAAGTTTCTCCTCAGCAATTCTAATTCTTTCTGCTGCTTGATCCTCGTTGTTTTCTAGTTTCATCTTTTCAATATCTAATCTTTCATCAATTTCGTTTTCTCTAATTTCATTACCATTGAAATCTTGCTCAGTTTTTCTTTGAAGATCCATTGCTTTAATATCTAGTTCTCTTTCTTTCAATGCAACTAGTGGATCTTTTTGTTGACCCATAGCTTCACTCTGTGCTAACTCTAATGTTAGTTCTGAAACTCTTCTCGCTATCATGGATGCAATTTGAATCTGTGCTCCTTGTGGATCAGATTGAAGCTGTGCTTGCATTTCTGGATTATCAACAATCATTGCACCTATTTCTCCTTGAGCTTTCATTGAAACGTGTTCAGATATGTGCGCTTGTAGAGCTGAGTATACTTGAGGATTAATTTGAACCATTCTTGTAGACATAAATGCTCTATGTGTATTGATATGTGAATCGTGATCCTGTTCTGGGAATGCTCTCAAAGGTTTTTGTTGTAATACTTCCATATTCTCTATTGCAGGATCTTTAGGTGTTGGTTTTTCTTGTGGAATAAGTAGTTGATCTATATCTTGAGTCCCTAATGCTTCATATACTCTACGATATGCCTCTCTCAAGTTGTGCATTAAAGGATTTGACATAGCAATCTTTAAATTTTCGTTAGCAAGCGTTACTCTTTGTGCCATACTCATGATATTAGGGTCGGCAACCGGGATAACATCTACTCTATCATCGAAATCAGTTTGTTTTACTGCTTGATCTGCACCATATACTGAATATGGGTAGATTGGTGGTAGATATGTACCAAAAACATTTGATAATAGTCTAAATTCTCTACGCATCGAGTAGTAACATCTCTTGTGTATTGCGCTCATGACTCTCGATCCACGCTCTAGTAACGAAACAGTTGTACCAACAGCTCTATTTTGCATATCATTACCTGTATCCATGTTTGTTATCGCTGCAAACTTCTGTCCTGCTTGAACAACAAAGCCCATTAATTGGTATAATGTAGCCGATGGTTCCTTAAATGGTAAAATTTGAAACTGATCTTTGATATTACCCCCAGGTGCATCCACATCTCTAAACTCTCCTGGTTGAAATGGTTGGTCATCATCTCTAATTCTTATACCTCTAGACTTAAATCCTGCAGGTAAGTTAGATAGTGTACCTGCATCTAGTAATTGTCTTAAAGATTGTGTAGCAGTACGTGACAATCCACCTATCATGTGAGTTAATCCAAAACCATAAAACCCTAAACCTGGTAAAAATTTAAAATGTACAAAGTATTCTTTTCTTTTTTTAGTCTCATCATTAATATCATAGTTATGGTAGATAGATAAAACTTCTCCTGAACCTTCATCTATTGTTATAATGTAAGGAACCTTAACTTCTTTTTCTGAATTTGTGTTTTCAAATTCTTCTAAATTGCAATCAACATGCATCTCAAGAACTGAGTATGAATATTGTTTATCTGTTGAAGGTGTTACTCCTTCTAACTCTTGATATTTTTTTTCAATTTCTGTAGGCCCTGCTGCAGTTGGTTTTAATTCTACATCTCTATAAAATCCTGCTGCTTGTTTTTTAAGTATTTCATTTTCTCCCATTTTAATGACATGAGTAATTCTTTCACATTCCATTAAATCGGTTGCATAGTATGGAACCACTAAATCTTCTGCAGGAATAAATTTTGATACAGCTCTTTGCATCACTTCATCATAATAAACTTTTTTAAATGCAGATCCTGCTAATGCTAAATAAAATAATAATTGATCAAACTCTGGAGTGTACTCTTCCATCTCCTCTGTAATCATATAGTTCATAAAATCTTGCACCCTTTGTGCTTGATTCATTTTTTGCTCATCTTCAACCCCCAGGACTCTAGCTTTTACTGGTCCTGAAGATGGTAGTAATTCTTTATAGGCTTGTGCTTGAAATGAAGTAACAGCTTCTGATAATAGTGGATGAGTCACGGATGCTGAACCTTTAAATGGTCTAGTCATCTCAGTGTGTTTGATTCCAAGAAGATCTAGATTATTTGTGTAAGATGTTTCCCAATCTTTTCTTGAGACTCTATCTTTTTTGTAATCATCTAATAGTTGATTAGACAATCTTTGTAGAACATCATCGCTCATCTCTTCTGCAAGATTAGAATAGAATTGTTCTGTAAGATCGATAACTTCTTCTACTTCAGATTTCTCACCTTCTATTTCGACATCTACTTCTTCTGAATCAGGAGTTATTACTTCCTCTTCAATTGCTTTTTCAATTTCAGCCATTTTAAAAATTAATAAAGTTTAGTTGGTCTCATTCCGCCTTTAGCTAATCCACCACCACGTGCTCTGATCATTTTACCTTTTTTAGCACCATCAAACATGCCTAATCCAGAATTCTTTTTAGTCAAAGCATCGTACTGACTTTCAGATTTTGGCATAGTTGGTGAAAGCATTCCTGCTTCTTTTCTTTTCATAACAGCTTTATTTATTTTCTTTTGTGTTGCTTTTATCTTAGAAGCTTTTTCTTCTATCTCTTTACCACTTGCATTTACATCAACAGTTGTCTTTGTAGTTTTACCAACAAGATTTTTTGTTTCAGGCCCAAGATCTACAACTCTTTTTTTAATTTTTGATGATGATGGAGTCTTAGCTGATGCAGGGGCTCCGATAGGAGTCTTTTGTGCTCCTAACATTTTAGATGCACCATACAACGCTATACCAGCGAGTGCTGCTCTCTTCAATCTACTTTTTAATTTTTTTGACATGTCTTCTCCTTTGATTAATAATATACGTATTTACGTTCCTTATAACTTTCAACCTCATCCTCGTCAGAATAAGTAGTTACAAAAGAACCTTGTCGATATCTTAACATAGCTTGGGTGGTGCTGTCCACATAATCGTCATGTTCTCCATGAGGAAACGCAGCACATTCTTCAATCACTTCTTGAGCCCAATGTTCGTCTCTTGGATAATATACTTGATCAGATTCAAATATTGGAGCACAGGCGTTGACCCGTGAGTGTTTGTCCTGTCCTCTTCCTGGTGTGTAATCCATAACAGGAATACCCATTCTTCTTAATTCTTGTAATAAACTTTGTCCACTAGCTTTAGCCTCAACTATAATTGTTTCTGGACTCCAATATTTATATTGATCGAGTGCAACCATTTTTAATTCTGGAAAATCCCATTTACCTTTGATTGCATCAATTAACATAATAGCATCAGGCCCTGATTCGTGAGGCGTGAATATTCCCCATGTAGTAATGGCTGAGTAATCTGCAGTTTCTTTTTTACTGAACGCAGTATCATAAGATTGAATAACATGTTTTAACGCAGGAATATCCTTGGTCCACGGCTGCCACCATTCTCTTTTAAGAATTGCTCCTTCCTCTGAAGTTGGATTTTGCATGTACTGTGCAGACCAATTTCTAATTGATATTGACGCTTTAACTTTTTCTAGTTCTTCTAGGTTCCAATATTCAGGCCACACGGGTTGTAAGTTATCTTCCTCTCCTAATAGAGCTGGAAAAGAAATTGTTTCCCATTGATCTGACTTAGG